TTCCCATGGCGAATAGGAAGCAGGCTGCATTGATTGTGGTTGTTCAATTTGCTCAGGCTGACCTACCCCAAGCCATTCCTTAATCCTAATTAAAACAGGCCTTTCATCGACGGCAAAGTCTTTAGCAAGCTGCTGCCTAGTTCGTTGCCGCATTTCCGGGTCATTGAATATAGTCTTTTTCATTGGCCAGACTCCATTAATCTCCAAGGAGAAACTTTCTCCATTTCGTTATTAATCAGCGACCGCTTCAAAAGCTCATCGTAAAGCGGGGCCTGGGCGGCACTTTTCATCCCAATACCGACTCCACTGGTTATGGCAGGGCCGCCAAGCAAATCAGCTATTTTCTTCAGCCCAAAAAAAGCAGCCCCCTTCATAGGCTGATCACTCGCTAGTGCAGTACCAAGAGTGCCGTACTTTTCTAGCTGTGTAAGCCTTGGCCTTCGGCCCTCGACCCTTGCCACTACTTCTCTAGCCTTTTTGCTAGAAAGTAACGTTCTAAGTAAATCATTTGATTCTCTAAGTGCTTGACCGCCTCCAGGAATAGCGGCCTCTGCTGCAAGCTCGATCTCTTTTTTAAGACCACCGGCCATTGATTTTCTAGCTTGCTGAATTGGACCCTTGGCGCGACCGGAAGATTTGTAGGCGCTATCAGGTAACTTTTCAGATAGAAGCTGCTTTTGAGTCTCTACAACCTGACTCCACTCAGGGACACCTGCCCCCATCAATTCTTCCCCGGCTTCTTTATATTCATTAGCCATCGTTCTGATGTCTTTAGCAGCGCTAAGTTCCCCCGCCTTTTCTACATCATCTGCTATCTTAGCGGCCTTAGAGAACGCCCGATTATAATCAATACCCTCCACGTTCTGGCCAACGGTATCAAGTATAGCGCCCCTCGTGGCAAGAGCTTCCTCGGCTTGTTTGCCAAACTGCTTTTCCATGCCCTTACGAGTGCCCCAAATATTTTTCTTCCAAGCAGCAGATGATAGTGGCTTTGCTCCACGCTCTGCTGCGGCTACATCAGCACTTAGAAACGGGCCTTGGTAAACCCCGCGCCCAAGAGCAGTGGTAGCTACTTCAAAAGGGTTAACAGCTACGTTTGCCGTTTGAAGCGCAATGTTTTTTGCTCGTGCAGAAGTTAGCTCTTTGCCAAGCTTTTTTAAAAGTTCTTCAGGAGAGTCTTTGGCAACTTCAAGAGCAAGTCTTTCTGCTGCTGACTTAGCCGCTTCGCTGCTTCCCTTAGCAAGACGAGAGATGCCTGGGGCAATATAAGTAGTTGGGTCCGTTGCTATATCAAGCGCAAGTCCCGCAGCACCGCGAGCAGTTGGATCAGCCCAACCACCTTTTTGTAAAGCAAGTCCCTCGCCCGTTTCACTATAAAGACCCGGTAAAGCTTCAGATAGAGCAGGCCCAGCTTCAACGCCAAGCCTTTCCAAAATATCTGCTGAGCTTGGGGCAAAGGCCTCCCCTTTAGCAACTTTAGCGAAAGTACCCGGTGCGGTGATTTCTTTACCAGATATAGCTTCAGCCACGGGAGCGGTAACACCTGCGGCAAGTAAGCCTCTAAAGTAGTCTAGTCCCTTAGCAGTTCCTCTTAGAGCCTTAGCCCCCAAAGATTGGCTTTCTTCAGGAAGTAAGCTTTCTCCAAATTCTGCCTTGTACTGCTCATTTAGCTTTAGAGCCAAGGCTTTCTTTTCTTCTGGAGACATTGAGCTTACGTCTATATTTGAAAGATCAATCCCGTCCATTTTATTGCCCCATTAGTTTCATAATGGCCTGCTGAGCAGCCTCTTTTTTCTTACGCTTTTCTTCAATGCCTTTGGAGTACTCTTGAACTTTTTTCTCTGTATTCATAAGAGTTTTAGCATGCGATTCTCCAAAACCCTCAAAAGAAGAATAGGTATCAGCTATGCCGCGAAGCTTATCTTTTGCTTTTTCAATTGAAGCTTCTTTAGCAATGTCGAGCATCTCTTGCATGTTCTTAGCTATCTCAGGATCATACTTAGTATTGCCTTCGTTGAAGTAGGACGCCGCTTTATCAAGGCCAAGTTGGATGCTCTGCGGGAGAACTCTGTTATCAACGTCTTTATCGGTTAAGACGCCCTTTTCACCCGAAACTGCCCGAGCAAAGATTGCTTTTACGTTATTGAGTTTAGAAAAATCTCTTGTCTTAAGAGCATCTTCAATAACCGTAAAGTTGTACTTAGCGGTAGTAATGTCTTCATTAGTCTTATTAACCTTATCTCTAAATTCTTTATCAAACGAAGTAGCTCCGCCCGACCCACCTTTTTTACCCTCAGTGGTTTCAACAATACTCCCGGTTTTACCTGCAAGCTGATCTTTAATAAATTTAGCTTCTGCTTCTGTAATACCAAGCTGACTTTTTTGAATCATGTCTTGCAGCCCAGCTACAAGCTTTGCCTGTTCAGCAGAAGTAGGGGGAGCAGCATAAGCATTTGCTAGTTTGCTCCCTGTCCAAGCATCAACCAGTCCTAAAAAAGGAGCTAGGTTGGTCTGAGCCGGAGGAGGAGCAACCCCGGCAAGCTCCTCAAGCTTTGCTTGGTTTTCTTTGAGTTTTTGTAAATTAGGGTCTTCATTAGCGCGCATCTGAAGAATCGCATAATCTTGCGGTGATAAGATGTTTGCTCGCTCCACGACACTCCGACGCTCAGTTGATTTAGAAGGCATAGCCTGCGACGCAAGGCCCGTGAGTAAACTCTGATAAATAGAATCAGCCGGTTGAGCGCTAGTATCAACGCTTTGAGCCTGCTTTTGAATCAAAGCCTGTTTGTCTTTAGGGCTCTGCATCTGAGCAAGTAAAAGCTGTAAGTTTTCATCAGGAGTTTGTACTGGCATTTTATACCTTATCTTCCTGCGTAAGCCCAAGGACTCACTTGTTTAGCTGGAATTCCGCCGAAGTCTGTCATTTGTTTTTGAGCACTGATGTTGTTAATCAAAGCTTCATTCAAAGCTTTCTGCTGTGCCGCCTGATCAGCGCCTTGACTTAGACTTATCCCAGTAGCCGCACCCTGAAGCAAAGTACCAAAAGGATCAGCAGATTGTACTGCTTGGCCATGCATTCCAGTCCAAGGGCTTACTGACTCTTGAATGCCGCTAACCATACGGTCACGTTTTTCTCTATCAGCAGCAGACGCATTTTTCATTGCAGATAGGCCTAACATTGCGGCAATTGTAATCGGGTCCATTATTGATTCTCCTTATTAAATTCTAAAACATGCTCTAGTAAAAGTCCGTCTTTTACTAGCCGCATCCCGGTTATTTGAAACTTATGTTTTGTCCCAAACTTTATCATGGGGAAATTGGTATTAGCCGTTAAAAACGATAACTTTTTATAATGCTCTTTTGCCCAAGCAAGTAATGCTTCCATGCTTTTATAAGCCATGACGGAGCCCTTGAACTTTTCAAAAGACCCGCCGTAATACCAATGAATGCTTGTAGCGTCATACTCTCTAACGGTGACGTATTGGATAATCTCATCGGTTTCTTTGTTAACCGTAAGTAAAGCAAAGTCTACTTTCTCTGTGCCTGAAAGCTCTCCAAACACTCCAATGTGAGCGTCTGACTTCATACTCTCCCAAACGTCTGATGAGATCTTCTTAACCTCAATCAACCCTTTTTACCTCCACCGCCTAAGATTGTAGCCATACCCGCTTTCTTGGCGGCATATGCTTTCATCTGCTCTTGATAGTCTTGAAGCTTAGCTGCTTCTTCCATCTGCTTTTGCTGATAAACGTTACCCAAGTTGTACTTGCCAACATCGATGCCCATATCAGCGGCTTTGGAAAGCATCGCTTGTTTTGTAGCCGCATCTTGCGCAAGAATCCCAAGCTTTTGCTGCTCTCCAGCGCCCTGGGCCGCCTGCTGAGCCGCAAGCAAATCTCTTGCTCCACCCCCAGCAAGGCGCTCAGCCGCACCACTTGATAGGCCGCCTCGCATAGCAAGCCGACTCTGAGCCCCGGCTACTCCGCCCTGAGCTTGCTTAGCAAGAGTGTCTAAACCTTTTGCTTGTTCAGCAGCTTGTTGCTGAAGCTGAAGCTGAGCCCAAGTCGTAGGGCCCGCAGACAGTGCCTCCTCTTGAAATTTCTTAGCCGCAGCTTCGCTATCTAATCCGGCAAGCAGTTTATATTTGTCTGGCAGTAAGCCCGTTTCTTTATCGAGCATTGAAGTGAAACCGGCGTATTTAGGCTTGCCCGTTTCATCGTTTAGCAAATTCATTAGGTCCGCTTGCTGCCCAGGCGTCTGACCTTTTCCTAAAAGTCCCCCGCCGCCATAAAGCCCAAGACCCTTACCAATCGTTCCACCAACATTCTGAACCGTCTTGCCAATACCACCCATAAAATCTCCTTAGCTCATGTCCTCATAGACGCTTAAGTCGTATTCAATTTGAGAGTCATTGTCTGGGATCATGTCTCTCAAAGTCTCCTGCATCAAATTTTTTAGCCTGTCCCGCTCCACAGTTGCTTGAGCAAGATTCGGATGAATCTCCTTCTCATAGCAGCGAACTTTAACAAACTGATAAACGTAGTTAATAAACTCGGGCACATCACAAGGGTCAGTGTCTGCTGAAAGAGTGTTTGCGTTTCTTATGTACCAAACAGTAACCGCTGTAGATGATGTCTCTTGAGGTGTGGGAAACAACCTCATTCTAATACCCGTAGCAGCACTAGAGTTAACTAACTTATATTGATACTCCTCAGTGCCAGAAACATATTGATTGATTAAAGCCATCTCCTCAAACTGAGTAGAAGATTGCATTTTTCTAATTGGATAAATTCTGGAGCCGTTTGAGTACACAACGCCCCGGATTTTATTAGCAAAGATATTGCTCGGGAGCGCGTAATCCGAAGTACCGGACACTAAAGCAATATTAGCGCTTGTTAAAAAATAGTCTTCATAGATCGTATGAATCTCTGACTCAACGTCATCAATAGCCTCGTTGATATACCCCAGCAGTTCTGAAGCAGTTATAAACTGCTCGTCGATGAGATCTAAATCGTTTTTAATCTTGGTTTTTATTTCTGACAGAGTTTTATAAACCATTAGAGATCATTCCTTCTATCAAACCTACCTATGAAAGCACGCACCGTCAAAGCCCCACTTGTCGTTAAATCTAAAAGCTCTTTATCAAACAAAGAATAATTCCAAGTAATCGCCCCGCCCCCAGTAACGCTAGTCTGGATAACATCTTTAGGAGCAAACCCTAGGTTATGGGCGTATTTGTAATTGGTAACCGCTTGATCGACCACAATCTCAAAAAATTTCCACTCGCCTCTAAATAACTCCTCAGAGCGGATATAGTCCTGTAAGCGGGTGAAGTTTTCTCTCACGTAAGAGTCATTGATTTCTTTAAAAAATAACCTCTTAAGCGTTTTCACCTAAACTCCCTATGAATTGCTGCTGAGTTCGGCTCAAAGGCATCCATTGAATTGTGATCGAATCAAACTCAATTTCTTCCTCTTTTTTATACCCCTTAAGAAGCCATTCAATACCGGCACCCGTTGGTAACGTCCCGCCTACGTCCTGCAAAGTAAGAGTCGTATTGGTGGGGCTATTAATTGCGGTAACGAGGAATTGGGCTCCGTAGCTATCAACTGAATGACTAAGATAATAATCAACGCTATTTGAAGGCCACTTAGCCGAGGCATTGTCCAGTACTGCGGTATTTGCGGAATTACTAATCGTCGCGGTCCCAAGAGTGTCAGAGTTTGTGATGACCGAATATGCATTGGCAAACTCAAGCTGCTTATGCTGTAGCCTTAGCTGCCCAGCAGGGAAACGCATCCAAACCGCTATCTCCCCATCCTGACCCCACAAAATTGTAGAGTCTCCCCAAGTTAAAAGCTCATCGCCCCAAGCGTTGTTTCCTCTAAATCTTTCTTCTCGTAAGCTAGTGGTTGATTTGCCCTGATCATTAATTGAGCTAATTTGCATTGAAAGATTGGTTCGGTTCTTAGCAATGAAGGTAACTCTAGGAACAAACTTACGCTCCTTCTGAACACCAAAATCTAAGTGCGGAAGCTTAAGCCTAAATGGAATATACTTAGTAGCCCAAGAACTAGGAGTCACCGCCGTATCAACTCGCGGGTCACTTTTATTAATAGAAGTGTGCTTAAACAGGTAGCCCCGCCGGTCACCTCTTACAAGTACCTTGTTGAAAAAAACAATAGCAGTAGGAGCAAAACTAGTAGAGTTGGACCATGTGGTAAAGCAAGAGTCTCGCTTAAGTCCATATCTAAGGTCCAAGGTGAATATTTTGTCGTTATCGCTAGAAGCATCGTCATAGGTAACCCCCCAATGAACCTTTCTCTCCTGCTCCTCATAACAACCATAAATCCTAAGCTGCTTTGTACTCGTGGTTACCAGTTGCTTATAGGTCGTATTAAAATCATCAGATAATTTTATAACGTTGAAACCATCGGTCCAATAAAACCCATCAACCCCAGCGTAGAAAATTCCTTCCGCAGCTTGAACAATGCTTTGGTTTCCTACGCATCCCGGAGCATTGATGATCTTAAGCGCCTGAATTGAACCGCGACCCAAGTCATCATAAGACCCGTCTAAGCGATAAACAAAACGCTTGCAGAACGCTATCGGTACAGAATTAAACGACGATATGCCCACAAGCTCATCTTCAAGATCTATAAAGTTACCCGCTGGTACCGAGTCAGGATCAAACTTAGCAGACTGAAGTACGCGATTAGGGAATATGTCTGTGCCTTCTCTAATGTTTCCGTAATAAGCAAAGTTGTCAGTAATATGAACGAATTTTGCCATCGGAGGTTGGTCGTTATCTAAAACCCCGCCGTTTATATAAAGCTGCTTGTTAGCGGCTTGTATGATGGCATCCGTTGCCCCGTCTACATAAGTAGTCGATCCTGTAATGGCTGAGTTCTGAATATAGCCAACTCGCGTGTTAGTAACGGTAGTGTCTACTTGATCCTCAACCCAGTAAAATGTGTCCCCGTTATTTATGGTCCTATAGACTCTGATTGTAATAGCAGCAGTATCCCAATTAAAAATAGTTCCGTTTGCTATCTGAAACGGAGCCCAGTTTGAAATGGTAGCAGGGCTTGCAGCAGTAATAGCCGCTCCCTTCTCAAAACTAACAAGCTTTGTCGGGCCAAAATCTATGTATTTGAGATTACCTACCGTGTACTCATAAACATAAACAAAAGCATAAATATAGTTTGTACCAGCAGCACTTGTGGCGATTGAAAAATTTCTCGATACCGCTATCTGATGGGCTGCCTGAGTACCAATAGTATTGTGAGGCGTGGCGTTTGCTTCGTGAGCAACATATTTTATTCTTAAGTCGTCAAGACGCTCAATGCATTCGCCAAGAGTTCGAGGAGCAGTGGTGGTAAAAACTGTCTCAGTCGCTACTACCGACCCGTGATATGACCCGCCCGAGTTGTTTTGGTGGGCATTATAATCCGTGAGTAACTCACTAACCAGTGTAATGAGAGATAAAAGATCAGTAGCATTATTACTAGTGACTGCGTTCGTTGTGTCATTTGTCGTGTGGCGGTCGGCGCCGGTGCTATCTACTCGGTGTAAATTGTATTTGGCCTTAATGTCATTTGCTAAAGACATCGCAGCAAAAAGATCTAAATTAGGGAGTCCTGCTGTTCTTAACCTAGTTGTGCCCCCGGAGTCAGTATAAATTTTAGAGGGATAAGAGTAAGCGTCGTTACAAGCAAATATGTGTTTGCTCCACTCTGAAAAACTAGCGTAGCTACTGCTTCCCCCAGCATTAAAACACGCGTTTGAACTCGGGCCTAAAAGCGATTGCCACGAGCTTGGATTGTAATAAACATTCACCCCTATTTGAACGTATAGGGTAGTAGAGTTATCAAAATTAATAAGACTACCAATCCTAGGATTTCCAGAGGCCAAGACTGTATGATGAGTTGAATCATACATTTCACTCCCAGGTCGTTGATAAGCTTTTAAGTTCGAGTTGATTAAAAGATTGTCGAGTACGGCAAACTTATTTAAAGGAGCGTTCACCTGATTATCGGTGATGCCCCCTGAAAAATCATTTATAACTAAGCTTGCTAAATTATCAGCCATTCTTTAACTCGAATAAATAAGCTTAACGACAATGTTTGAAGCATTAGCCGCCGCTGCAGCGGGATCAAAGTTAACGTAAATATCAAAAGTACCGACCGCAAACTTTTCAATCGTTGGGGTTATAATGTCCCAAAGATCTTCCCCACCACTGTTAGAAGTAAATTTTCTAGCAGAAATAACATGGCTTTCAAAAGTAAGTGAGCTTGGAAGCATACTTACCCTGCGTTTATATTCTCCCGTACTCACTTGTAAAACCCAGCCTAGAGTTGGATCAGAGGCATCAATAGTATTATCTAAATTTTGCGAAAGTGCGGTGATAGACTGACTCGTTAGAATAGCGGAATCAACGCCGTCATGAGAGTGATCATCAAAACGGTCAGTATTAAAATTGATACTTGCAGCCCAGCCATCTCCAGACGCCGATCCATTTTCTCCAACGATTGGCTTTTTGTAGCCATAGGTTGTGGTAGTTGGCATTTAAAATTCTCCTTTTTCGATGTCATCTAAAATAATATTTTCTTCCTCTGTTAGATCAGCAGAAGGATCTTTCTTCCAAGTCTTACAGCCAAACACATAGGCCTTGACCATCTTGGCAAAATCTTTTTGGCTCATGGCTATGAAGTTATCAAACTCTTTAGAGCTTGCCTTGATTGTTTTATAGGGCTCCTGCCAAGC